CCCATCTTTCCGCCAGGCTTCTGGTCAACTGATGGGCTCACCTCTCTCCTTCCCAGTCCTCTGCTTAGCCAATCTCATCGGCTACTGGATCTCACTCGAGCATTACGCGTACGAGAGATCAAAGCGAACTGGGGAGAAGACACGCACCTTCCAATTTGAGGATCTCGCCGCTCTTGTCAATGGCGACGATATCCTCAACCTGACAAATGACGCACACTTCCAGATCTGGAAGCGGGTGATGGCAGACTTCGGTCTCGACCTGAGCCCAGGTAAGTCACTGCGCCACTCCTTCATGCTCACGATCAACTCCCAGCAATGGCGATTCGAACGCGAGGGTGGAGATCCTCGATCCTGCAAGGGCAAGTTCACCCTTATTCCCTACTTTGCTGTAGGGCTCCTCCTAACTGGTGGGGAGACCAAGGAGATCAAGGTACAGGCAGCGGAAGGTTCATCCGAGCTCATCACACGCGAGGTCCAAGATCTTGCTTCGACCTGGAATGACCTCCGTCCAACAGCTTTCGACCAGTGTCGGGCCTTCGCTCGCTTCCTGGAGATACACAAGGCGACTCTCAGACTGCTCTCAAGAGGTGGTCTCCTGAATTTCTTTGCATCACGACAAGCTGGTGGACTCGGTCTCGTTCCACCCGAACCTGGCGAGGAGGGTCCCTGGGACTTTGGATTCACACGTCCCCAGAGGCGACTGTGTTTCCTCCGGCACATTGATAATGCCGGACGCATTGTGAGCACCAACTCACGACCCTTTTCGAGACCAGTACTTGCTCGAACCGTCGTGAAGGAAACCTTTCCAAACATTGACTTGAATGCCAATGATGGGTTTTTCCTAGGCTGCCCCATCTTCCCCGACGGGGTCGATGTCCTCCCTCCCATCGTCGATGGAGGTGAGTGGATTCCACTGTTAGCGGATCCAGAAAAGGTGATCGTCAATAGTTCCGTTGAGCGCTTTGCTCGCTGTGACAATGACGGAAGGATGGAAGTAGAATTTGATTTCTGTCTCCCGTCCGAGCGTGAGATTCAGTCCGTATTCAAACAAAAGGACTGGTCGAGTGGTATAGCCACTGTTGGTGAGATGACTCAGGAGTACATGTACGTTCCTGTGCGATTCTTTCCGACAGTGGCTGAGTAGCGTCTGGCTTTTGCCACGACCCTTACCATGCCGAGAAAATCGAAATCCGCCCACCTTCCCGTAACCATCACTTCCAGTGGTGGCCGTAAACAGTCAAATTCCACCAGGAAACCAAAACCCAAAGCCAAGACCATGGCCTCTCACAGAGTTAACGGTCACAAATCCAAGGGACTTCTGTCCACTGCCTTGGATGTTGGAGAAACTATTGCTGGAGTTCTCCCGGGTGCCATCAAAGGTATCCGCAGTATGATGAACCTCAAAGAGGCGAGCTTTGCCACTCCGGCATCGTTCGCTTCCGTGTCGAACAACATCACCCAGCTCTCTGCCCCTGAGAAGATTCAACACTCCTCACTGGGCATTGCAGGCGTGCGCATGAGGGGCTCCCAGCCCTTCACCACCCTTGAGTCTTCAGTCACTCCCTCCCCCTCGTCTTGGACATTCTTCAACTCGGGGGGTCGAGAGGCGTACGTCCTCGATCCCTTCACCATCCCAATCAATCCAGTCAACCTTGGTGGTCCACTGGGTGTTCAGGCTCTCCTGTACGATCGGTATGTCTTCCGTCAGATGAAGTTCACCTTCACTACGCAACAGACAACCACGTACCTGGGTCTGGGTACCTTCTGTTACCAAGTCGACGCTAACAACGACGTTGTCGGCAGTGTTGGGTCCGGAGAAGGCTTCAGTTTGGCCCGCATGGTCATCCCGAACGTTACGTTTCCCTGGAGGATCCCCAAAGCGGAGCTCGACGTCATCTATGAAGGTCCAGAGTTGTACTACTGTGGTCCCATTGATGGCTCAGGCCATACGGCCCCGACATCTGATGCTGGGGAGCGTCAGACATACCAAGGCATTTTCAAAGGCTTTGATGCAGCTCCTCCGGATACGACGTCGCAACCGTCCGCCTTCCTGGGGGTCATGGATGTAGAGTATGTCGTCGACTTCTACGATCCAATTCCTCCCATCCAGATCCTTGGTGCCTCAGTTGATGAGATGAATATGCACAAGGAGGTTCGTCGCTTCTTCAAAGAGCGGAACCCTCCCAAGCGACTCGTCCACCCAACTGTCCCGATGTCTGGACAACTTCTCAGGGAGTTCTCCCTCTTCAATGAGTCCATCGCCTCCGCGTCCGCGGCCTCCTCCGAGGCCAAGGAAGACTCATTCCTCAACGTCGACTCCTCGACCGATTGAGGCCTCGTTACGGCCCAGGACTGGAAGTCCCCATAATCTCCCGGACGTGCAGTGTCTGATTCTTGCTGGTTCTCGATAAAACCAGACACCGGTCCTGGGCATGACAGAAAACTGCCCCGATTATGAAATCAAACATGATCGCACCCTCACCCCACCTCTACAACAACCGGAACCCTACGGGTCACCCGTGGTAGGGAGGGGGGGAGAGCAGGAGAACCCACAGTGGAATACCTGGACTAAGATCACACACTACCCTAACTAAAGGGAAAGTCAGCACCGTATGGTGGGACTGGTTAGATCTTGGATCCAAACACTCTGGGGTATGGTTGCATGAATCCTCAGGCACAGAAGTCACATTTGTGGCAGGCCTTGGAGCAACCCTCGCGAGTGGATTGGCACCTCACGGACCCTGGAAAAGTCACGTGTCGGAAAGTCGTCCTATCGGGTGAACTGCTTGAACCCCCTTCCGAGTCACCGTGGCTTCGGACGGGATGGCGAGTTCAATTGCGCGTTTCGGCGGACGCGTCTACGCTCACCACCATCCCAAGTATCGGCTCTGCACCTGGGCAGAGCGAAGTTCATGGGCTTGAACTTCTGTATCGGGCACGCACCAAGCGTGAGCTCGTTGACTTCGAAAGATTTGAGGGTATCTAAGGACCGACAGCAATGTCGGGAGATAAGGCCCCTTTTCAATTGGAGAAGACTTGCTCACGCCACACAACGAAATGAATCAGTG